CCGCCGCCAGCGCGACCGGCGGCAGATGCCCGCGTTCGCGCCCGGCGTCCTCGACCGCATGGGCGGCCCGGCGCCGCTCTCCGTCCTGGCGAAGTGGCACGTCGACGACGAGGAAGTGGTCGAGGCGTACGGCGTCAGGTACAGCGCGGAGAGCGAGCACCACGGCTACGTCGCCCCGGCGATCACGATCCCGCACTTCTTCGGCGGCAGGCTGGTCGGCTACCAGCGCCGCTGGCTCGCCGACGACCGTCCCGACTGGGTCCCGAAGTACACGAACACGGAGGACTTTCCGAAGGCCGACACCCTGTACGGCTGGGACGTCGCCCTCCCGTTCGCGCGCGCGGGCCACACGACGGCGGTGGTCGAGTCGGCCATGACCGTCCTGCGGCTGGCGTGCCTCGGAATCCCGGCCGTCGGCACCTTCGGCGCCAGCGTGACGGACGAGCAGATCCGGCTCCTCGGGACGCTGCGCCCCGGGCTGGCGCTCGCGTACGACAACGACCGGCCCGGCAGGAAGGCCACCCGGCGCATCGCCGACGAGCTGAGCTACCTGCCGCTCGACGTCGTCCCGCCGCCCCGCGGGGCCAAGGCCGACCTGGCCGACGCCGACGAGGCGGGCGTCCGCGACGCGTTCGCGAGGGCCTATCCTGCGTACGACTCCGACCGAATAAAGGGTGAGTAAGATGGCATTCGTGAAGCGAACCCGAGCCGAGTCCTACGAGCCCGTCCAGAAGGACGAGCCCGAGGCCACGCAGAAGGAGATCAAGGAGCCGGAGCCCAAGGCCCCGGCGTCCCCCGCGAAGTAGCTACAATCTTACCGCAAAGCCACAACACTCAACGTACAGGAGGCATTAGGTGGCACAGTTCCGTAGGGGCGCCGACGCGATCGCGCAGGCGGCCAAGCGCAAGGGAGGCGGCAAGTTCGCCCCGGTCTTCAAGTTCGAGGCCGACGAGACGAAGTACCTCCAGTTCCTCGTCCCGATGGAGGACATCCCGACGGTGCTCATGCACCAGTTCATCATCATCGGCTCCCGCGAGGACGGGTCGCCGAAGTACGAGCGGTTCATCTCGCGCCGCGACCCGGGCCTCGACGGGCCGGACGGGTACGACGAGATCATCGACCGCTTCGGCCTGACGCCGACGGAGCGCAGCGTCGCCCTCGCGGTCGAGGTCGAGCCCGTCTACGGCGAGGGCACCGGCCGACGCAAGAAGATCGAGGGCTTCGACCTGGCCATGCGCCAGTTCGAGAAGGACGGCGAGACCGTGGAGGTCCCGGCGTTCCAGCTCGTGATCGAGAGCCCGAAGACCTTCTTCAACCACCTGGCGGCGCAGGACGACGTCAAGGCGATCGAGGAGACGATCTGGGCCGTCAAGCGGAATGGGAAGGGCACGGACACGACCTACACGTTCATCGACACGGGCGAGGACGCCCTGGACGTGGAGGACGAGCTGAACGCCTTCACCGAGACGTTCGACTTCGAGGCGTGGCTCGACGAGCTGGCCGACGAGGAGCGCATGCGCGAGCTGATCGAGCCGCTCCCGGACGACCACCGCCTCAGCCGCTTCGGCGGCAAGGGGAAGAAGGACGACGACGCCGAGGCGCCGAAGCGGGGCCGCAGGGCCTCGTCCCGCGCCCGCGCGGCGGACGTCGAGGAAGACGACAGCGAGCCCGAGGCAGAGCCCGCGGCCGAGAAGCCCAAGGCGGGCGAGCGGTCGAAGCGGTTCTCGGCGCTTCGGGACTCCGTCAAGGCGTGACGGCCGCCAGCAACCCGGCCCCGGGCGACCCCCGGGGCCGGAGGGCCTCATGATCCCCGTACACAACCACAGCGAGTACAGCGCCCTCGACGGCTACTCCAAGCCCGAGGAGATCGCGGCCCGCATCCTGGAGGTCGGCGCCCCGGGCGCCTTCCTGACCGACCACGGCACTGTGGCCGGGTTCCCGGAGTTCCGCAAGGCGATGGAGAGGGAGGGCCTCAAGGTCGGCTACGGGATGGAGGCGTACCAGGCCCGCGGCAGCCGCCTCATCAAGAAGAACGCCGAGACGGACAAGAGCTACCGGAAGGGCGAGGACGCCTTCCACCTGGTCCTCCTGGCCATGACCAACGAGGGCTACAGGAACCTGCTCCGCATCAGCGACAAGGCCCACCGCACCGGGTTCCACTACGACCCGCGGGTGGACGCCGAGCTGCTCGCGCAGTACAGCGAGGGCATCGTCGCCACGACGGCCTGCATCGGCTCGCTGGTCAACCAGCGGCTCATGGAGGACGACCTCGGCCCGTTCGACGACCTGATCGGCATCTTCGGCGACAACCTCCTGGTCGAGGTCCACACCTACGACTCGAAGCTCCAGCGCGCCCTCAACGAGGAGCTTGCCCGCCTCGCGGCCGAGCGCGGCCTGCGTCTCGTCTACGCGAACGACGCGCACTACGCCGTCCCGGAGCAGTACGACATCCACGAGGTTCTCCTCTGCGCGCAGATGAACGAGAAGTTCGGCAACCTGCGCTACGCCCACTTCCTGGACGAGAACGGCGAGCAGCGCCACCACCCGCCCTGCCTCTACATCATGGACGAGGCCGAGGTCCGGGAGCGGCTCGCCGACGGCTACCGCCCCGGGCAGGGCGGCCTGACGCCGGGCCAGATCGACGAGGCCATCGCGACGAGCGACTGGCTCATGGAGAGCAACGCGGTCTCGCTGGGGGAGAAGTCGAACCAGGTCTACCTGCCGAAGGTCAGCGAGAAGGGCCGCGGGGCCGACGACCTGCTCCTCGACCTCATCGAGTCCGGGCTGGCGCGGCGCTACCCCGGCGGCAAGCTGACGCGCGAGATCGTCGACCGGGCCGAGGAGGAGTACGACACCCTCTGCGGGGCCATCGGCGGGATGGGCGCCGACTACTTCCTCGTCGTGCACGACTACATCACGTGGGCGAAGGCGCAGGGCATCCTCGTCGGCCCGGGCCGCGGCTCCGTCGGCGGCTCGCTCGTCGCGTACTTGATCGGCCTGACCAACGTGGACCCGCTCAAGCACGACCTCCAGTTCCAGCGGTTCTGGAACGTGGGGCGCACCGACGGCCTGCCGGACGTGGACACCGATTTCCAGAAGACGCGGCGCCACGACATGATCGAGTACGTCCAGGGCAAGTACGGCGACGACAAGGTGCTCATGATCGGCAGCCACGTCTACCTCGCGCCGAAGGCGGCCGTCCGCAAGGCGGCGACCGTGGTCTACGACGACCCTCCCTACGGCCTGGTCAACAAGATCACGCACGACATCATGAAGAAGACCGACACGGTGCGCGCGGGCCAGCTGCTCACGTGGGAGGAGCTGTTCGAGAAGGACCCCGAGTCGTTCCTGGACGAGAAGGGCGCCGCCATCCTGCGGGACGCCCGGGAGGAGCTGGCGCCGTACCTCGCCGACGAGCAGTGGCAGCCCATGTTCGACGCGGCCGAGGGCCTGTCCGGCCGTCTCTCGACCTACGGCGTGCACGCCTCCGCGGTCGTCATCAGCGAGGTCCCGCTGGACGAGCACCTGCCCGCGCGGTCGGCGTCGGACTCGGACATCGCGAAGGACCGCGTCATGGTGACGCAGGCAGAGATGGACGTGGTCGAGAAGGCCGGGTTCCCGAAGTTCGACTTCCTGGGCCTCAAGACGCTCGACATGCTGATGCGCGCGGCCAAGCTGGCCAACCCCGGCTGGACGGACCAGGACGCGGTCGAGTACTACTGGTCCCTCGACGTCGAGGACCCGGAGACCGTCAGCGAGGAGTACTACGAGCTGATCGACAAGGGCCAGACCCTCGGCCTGTTCCAGATCGACGACAAGTACGGCGCGAAGAAGATCGGCCGGGACCTCAAGCCCCGCACGCTCGCGCACCTGGGAGCCATCGTGGCCCTGAACAACCCGGGGCCGCAGCGCACCGGGGTCGTGGACGCCTACCTGGCCTGCCGCAACGGCGAGGCCGACCCGCAGGAGCGCGACGCGATCCTGGCGCCCATCCTCACCGACACCTACGGCGAGTTCGTCTACCAGGAGCAGGTCATCGCGTACTTCACGGAGCTGTACAAGCGCAGCCACCCGCGCGGGTTCGACGAGGACGACAAGGACCTCCAGAAGGCGATCCTCTCCGAGGCGGACCACATCCGCAAGATGGTCGGCAAGCGGCTGTTCCGCGACATGGCCGCCTACCTCCCCGTCTACGTGGCGATCGCCACCGACGGCGACATCCACCGCTGCATGGAGAAGTACGGCGACGAGGTCGACCCGCGCGACCGCGAGGAGATCATCAAGGACTTCGAGAAGGCCGGGTACACCGGGGCCAGGATGCACGAGGACGACGCCCTCGCCAACTGGGACGACATCGTGGCCTTCTCCCTCTACGGCTTCAACAAGGCGCACGCGATCGAGTACGGCACGGTGCTCGCCTGGACGCTCCACGCGAAGGGCAAGTGGCCGACCGAGTTCGGGATGGCCGGAATCGAGTACGCCGACAAGCCGGAGAAGGTCGCCGGGTACGTCAACGAGTCGCGCGCGAGGGGCGTCGCCGTCCTGCCGCCGGACGTCAACCGCTCCGAGGAGGTCATCTCCAAGGCGGGCGACGGCGAGATCATCTACGGCCTCGCGGACGTCAAGGGCGTCGGCGTGGCGTCCGCGCGCTGGGTCGTGCAGAACCGGCCGTACGCGAGCCCCGAGGCGTTCGTCCAGAAGCTCAAGCTCCAGGACAAGCCCGCGTGCAACATGGGCCACTTCAAGGTGCTGATGGAGGCCGGGGCGTTCGACCCGTTCGGCCACCGCCTGCGCGAGTGCGACTTCGACTCGTGCGCGGGCACCGGCCGCGCGGTCCGCATGGTCCCGAAGAAGTCCGGCGACGGCGAGAAGCGCGAGCGGTACGAGTGCCCCGAGTGCGGCGGCGTCGGCTGGGTGCCGTGCGACCTCCCGACCGAGGGCAAGCGCGCGGCGGCCGAGAAGGCGCTGCTCGGCGTCGAGCTGACCAACAGCTACGAGAAGCTGATGAAGAAGCACGCGAAGCGGCTCGGCAAGCTGCCGCCCCTGTCCACCGTCGAGGACAAGGAGTTCCCGAAGGGCGAGACCACCATCACCGTGGCGGGCGTCATCACCGACGTCAGGGACATCGTGATCCGGTCGGACGCGCACGCGCGCGTCGCGGGCCGGAAGATGGCACGCGCCACGATCCAGTGGGAGGGCGAGGAGCTTTCGTTCGCCGTGTTCCCCGACACGCTCGAAAACTACGAGTACCTCGTCCAGGAGAACACGCTGGGCGAGTTCACCCTCAAGCAGTCACCGAAGGGACCCTCCCTTGTGAAAGGATGGAAGGCGCTTTGAGCAAGAAGGTACGGCAGATCGCCAGCGCCGGGGCCATGGACGGCCTCGTGTCGTCGCTCCAGAAGTCGTTCGGCCAGAACTCGGCCCGCAAGGGAGGGCTACAGCGCGCCCTCCGCTCCGTCCCGACGGGCTCCCTCGCGCTCGACTTCGAGCTGGGGACCGGCGGCTGGCCGCTCGGCTACCTCTGCGGCGTCTTCGGCCCGCGCGACATCGGCAAGTCCTCGATGGTCGGCTTCAACGCCATCCGCAACGCGCAGGCGATGGGCCTGAACTGCGCCTACATCGCCGTCGAGCCCGCGGGCTCCGAGAACTGGGAGGCGTGGGCCACGCTCAACGGCGTGAACGTGGACGAGCTGCTGCTGACCTGGCCGGAGACCGGCGAGGAGGCGTTCGAGATGCTGCTCAAGATCCTCCGGTCGGAGGTCGTGGACTTCGTCGTCTTCGACTCCATCGGCGCGATCCTCGGCGAGGGCGAGCTGAAGGAGGACGGCAAGGCCCGCCAGGGCGGCCAGTCCTCGCTCATCAGCTGGGGCGTCAAGGCCGCGGCCCCGCTCGCGTTCAAGAACGACGTCGGCGTCCTCCTGTTCAACCAGGTGAGGCACCTGATGAGCCCGGGCGTCCGCGGCACCGTGTACAAGCAGCCCGGCGGCGAGGCCCTGGAGCACTCCGAGGCCATCATCGTCCAGCTCAAGCGCGGCAAGGCGAAGTACACCGTCAAGGACAACGGCAACGACGTCACGATCGGCGGGGAGATCGTCGCCGACATCCGCCGCAACAAGCTGAGCCAGGGCACCGGCAAGCGCGCGGCGTTCGACTACTACCACACGCAGGCCGACGGCTACCCGTTCGGCATCGACGCCGACTCGGACGTGGTGAACACCGCGGTCCGCACGGGCGTCATCGAGCGGGCCGGGTCGTTCTACCGGCTGCCGGACGGCACGCAGCACCAGGGCATGACCAAGGTCGGCGAGCACATGGCGGCCAACCCCGAGGCGTTCGCCCAGGTCCGCGAGGGCGTCCTCCAGGTGATGCTCGCGCGCGGCCAGACCGCCAACCCCAAGACGCTGGAGGAGGTCCAGTCCGATGCAGGCTAACAGGTTCCGCAAGAAGCCCGTCGTCGTCGTGGCGGCGCAGTGGGACGGCACGAACGAGGAGGCCGGGGAGATCGTCGAGTGGATCAAGCGGCTCAAGGGCGACGCCCAGCTCACGAGCGTCCCGAACCTGACGCACACCATCTCGATCTACACGCTGGAGGGCGTCATGCACGCGATGCCCGGCGACTGGATCATCCGCGGCGTCAAGGGCGAGTTCTACCCCTGCAAGCCCGACATCTTCGAGCAGACCTACGAGCCGAACGGTACGACGCTCATCACCGACATGGAGGTCACGGGACTGTCGTATGGCGAAGCGGGGTAGCACGAAGGCCCTCTCCGTCCTCCAGGAGGAGCGGGTCGCGCGGGCGTACGGCGGCAAGCGGTCGCCGTCGTCCGGCGGCGCCGTCACCGACAACGGGGACGTGCGCGTGACAGCGTTCAACACGCTGGTCGAGTGCAAGCACACCGGCACGTACGACAAGCCGTCCAAGAGCGTCAGCGTCAAGCTCTCCGACCTGGAGAAGGCGCACGACGAGGCGGCGGCCGAGGGCAAGATGGTCCTGGTCGCCCTCTCGATGTACGCGCCCGACTCCGTCCTCGCCGACCGCAACGGCTTCGTGGACCTATCCGTCCGGCTGATGCGGGACGACGCGAACCTCCTGGACGAGTACTACCGCTACCGTGGCTAGGGTCGGCCAGACGGCGCGGCGCAAGCCCCTCGGCTCGCAGTTCGCCAAGCACTTCCAGAAGGGCGAGGTCCTCGTCCCGCACCTGAACAACTGGTTCGCCAACGGCGAGTTCCCGGACGAGATCCCGATCACGCTCCGGCCCAACAAGGAGCACGACGACGCCTTCCACCCGTCGAGCGCCCTGATGTGCGAGCGGGCGCTCTACGCGAAGCTGGAGGGCGACCTCCCCGCCGAGGAGACCGCGATGGACATGCAGAAGGTCTTCATGATCGGCCGGTACTACCACGAGCTGGTCCAGTGGATCGTGGTCGAGGGGCTCGGCTTCGCCACCTGGGAGGACGTCGAGAAGGAGCACGACCTCCACTTCGCGACCGCGAAGGGCAACCCGTACCGCGTCCGCGGCTTCATCGACGTGGCCCGGATGGCCCTCCCCGGCCTGGACACGGCGGTCCTGCTCGACGTCAAGACGATGGCCTCGCGCCTGTACGGGATGGGCGAGCCGCCCCGGTCCCTCATGGAGAAGTACGAGGCCCAGGTGAGGCTCTACCTGGAGTTCGAGGACCTGCCGCGCGGCATCATCCTGTTCATGGAGAAGGACAACCCGCACCGCTTCCGGGAGGCCGTCGTCGAGCGCGACGGCGCCCAGGTCGACAGGATCATGGAGGGCTGGGAGTTCGTCACCGACAGCCGCGCCGAGGGCCTGGTGCCCGACTGCACGTGCTCCAGCCCGTCCTCCTGCCCGGCCAAGAACGTCTACCTCTAGAGCGGATCGTCTCAAACAGTGGGTTCCCGGCGCCCCCGCCGAACAGGGGTGGCAGAGACCCTATGGCGACCAAGAGAAAGAGACAGTGGACGTGCCGCGGCTGCAAGGCCGTCCACGCGAACACACGGCTGAGGAAGTGCCCCGCCTGCAAGAAGGCGAGGCCCGCTCCCCGGCGCGCAGCCCACATGAAGGCGCTGGACCACCCGTACGAGTTCTACGTCGAGCTGAACGGCGGCGAGCACTGCGGCATCTGCGGGAAGAAGCCCAAGAAGCGCGCCGACGGCACCGTCACCAGGCGGCTGGACCGCGACCACGACCACCGCACCGGGAAGCCCCGCGGCCTCCTCTGCGGCGGCCGGATGGGCTGCAACCGGCGGCTGGGGCGCGTCGACGACCGGAAGTGGCTCAACGCTACGATCGCCTACCTCGACCGCGCGGACGGCGCGCTGTGAGCGTCATGCCAGGGGTCGAGAAGCACCGCGTCCTGCGCGAGGTCCTGAGGCACTACCTGGAGTTCCGCAGCTACGTTTCGTGGACGGACAACAGCTCGTCGGCCGGAAGCTCCGGGACCGACCGCTGGGAGATCGAGCACAAGGGGCTCCGCATCAGCTTCCTGGACCTGCGCGACTGCCTCGCCCAGCTGAGCGTCCGCAAGAAAGAGGCGGTCTTCTGGAACGTAATCATGGACAAGAAGCAGAAGGACGTGGCAGAGATCATGGGAATCACCACGGGGTCGGTGAACCAGTACGTCGAACAGGGCATGCTCCAGATCGCGCAGACGCTCTGGCCCGAGGAGGGCGAGTAGGTGCCGGGCTGGAAGCGCCGCCCGAGCTTCGCCCGCCAGGAGGCGATCGTCTTCGAGGAGGGGAAGGACTACACCCCGCGCGAGCTTGAGCAGCTCGCCGACCAGCTGCTCCGCGCCGAGGCGAGGTCGATCGACCCCGAGACCGGCAAGGAGCGCGGCATCGGCGGCGACAAGCCGATCCTGTTCGAGGAGCACATCCACCAGCGCAGGAGGAGGGAGATCCTGAACGAGAACGGCGTGCCGGACCCGGCCCTCGGCCGCGGCCTCTACTTCCGCACCCACCCGGAGGGCCGCAAGGTCAACTCCGAGGAGGCCAGGAAGAAGCACGGCGCCTCGTACTACCGCTGATGGCCACGTTCAAGAAGACCGACGCGCCCGCGCGCAAGCAGCGCCTCGTGGCTGGCGGCACCGTGCCGGTCGCGGCCCCGCTCGGGACGTTCCTGGTGGTCGCTCCGCTCTGCAAGGTCTGCAACCACCCGAACCGCCGGGAGATCGACATGATGCTCGCGCTCGGCTGGAGCCAGCGCGAGTGCACCCGCTACTGGAACGACCTGATCGAGGCCGAGACCGGCGACGTTGACTTCTTCTCGAAGTCCGGTATGGGGACGCACGCCCAGAAGCACCTGTCGGTCAAGGACGCGGCGATCGTCCGCATCATCGAGGAGCGGGCGCGCCTGGAGGGGATGGACGTCGAGGCGGTCCGCGGCTTCATCCTGACCAAGCAGGCGGTCGCCGAGGCGATCGTCCACCGCGGCCTGGAGCTGATGCAGCGGGACGACGCGGTCGTGGAGCCGAAGGACGTGCTCGCGGCGCTCGACCTCCTGATGCGGCTGGAGGAGAAGCGCAGCGTCGTCGCTGAGGAGACCATGCTCAGGGAGATCAGGGCCTTCATGAACGCCGTCCGCCGGAACGTGGACGAGAGCCTGCTGGAGCAGATCTACGCCGACTACCGGATCGAGCTGGGCGAGGTCCCGCCCGCCGTCCAGCTGCTCCCGCCCGACGAGGAGGACGACGATGGACATCAGTGACCTGTACGACCACGAGATCGCCAAGATCGGCCCGCTCTGGCAGGGGCTCATGCAGCGGTTCGCCCGAAAGGCGAACAGCCGCCGGAACCTGGAGGAGCTGGCCCGCGTCGCCGCCGACGAGTTCCAGAAGATCGGCCTGGTGGTCGAGGTCAACACGGCCCCGTGCCTGATCTTCAACCCGATCACCCAGACGACCGGCAGCCCGGAGATCATCGTCGTCGGCCGCGTCCCCGGGACGCACTACGCCGAGGACGGCACGGTCCTGTTCGACCACGAGCGCAAGCGGGACGAGGTCCTGCGCAGCCGCGAGCGGGGAGAGGACTTCCTGGGCCAGAAGGGGGGCTGATGGGCGAGAGCTACCACTACGTCTGCGAGGGGTGCCGCTTCGACATCGTGGCGGGCTCGCTCTGCGTCGAGTGCCCGCGGTGCGGCGGCGGCCTCAAGCTGATCAACGTGGGCCAGCTCTCCCTCCCGATCGCGCCGCTCAGGGACGGCCCGCCGGTCACGCCGGGCGGCATCGTCCGCACGGCTGCCAACGACGGCACGCTCGACAAGCTGTTCGAGGACCTGGGGAGCATGCTGCGCCAGGCGGCCGAGGAGCACGGCGAGTGAGCATCATCGACAACTACATCAAGAAGACGGTCGCCATGCGGCACGTCAGCGTCGCCGAGTTCGCCGAGAGCAGCGACTACTGCGGCAAGCCCCTCTACCCGCTCCAGCGCGTCCTCCTGAAGACGATGTTCCTGGAGGAGCTGTCCGGCAAGGAGGAGGACCAGCTCACCTGGCTCATGAGGGGCGGCCGGTCGGGCGAGGTCTTCATGTCGCCGGACGTCCGCCGCCGCCGCGACATCATGCGCGAGCGCGGCGCGGCCCACTTCGGCGAGATCAACCTCGTCGGCGGCAGGCGGTCCTCGAAGGGCCACATCACCGGCCTCGCGGGCGCGTACAAGCTCTGGCTGGTGCAGCAGCTCGACGACCCGGGCGAGTACTTCAACCTTGACCCGGACAAGGTGCTCGACTTCGTCTGCGTGGCGGCCTCGTTCGACCAGGCCAAGACGCTCCAGTTCGCCGACCTCCGCGCGTCCATCTCGGCGTGCAAGCCGCTCCAGCCGTACCTCTCGAAGGACCTGGAGGAGATCCTCACCATCAAGACCGACGCCGACATCGAGCAGGTACGCGAGCGCGGCTCCAGCGGGCGCGACTTCGCGCGCCTCCGCGTCCGGCCGATGGCCGCGAACTCGGACACCATCCGAGGCACCGCGAGCCTCCTGCTGGTCTTCGACGAGTTCGCGTTCTTCCTCCCCGGCGAGAGCCGCCAGTCGGCGCAGCAGGTGTACGGCGCCGCCGAGCCGTCGCTGGCGCAGTTCGGCCACCACGCCCTCGTCTTCGCCAACTCGTCGCCGTGGACCAGGGTCGGGCAGTTCTTCGAGCAGTACAGCCTCTCGATGCGGCCGGAGGACCACCCGGAGGGCTGGTACCCGCAGAACCTCGCGGTCCAGTTCCCGTCGTGGGCGCTGTTCGACAAGTGGTGGGAGGACGAGAACGGCCGGTGGAAGAACGCCATCATGGTCTCGCCCGACTGGCCCGACCTCCTGGAGCCCGAGGAGCCGCGCTCCGCGCTGGACCCGATGTCGCAGGGCAAGCGCGAGAACGAGAAGCTCAAGGAGAAGGCCAACAAGGAGACGTACAAGGTCGAGCGGCGCGCGCAGTGGGCCGAGGTCCTGGACGCGTACTTCGACCCCGACGTCGTCGACCGGGTGTTCAGCGGGTGGCTGCCGGACGGCAGGCAGTGCGGCGCGAACTACAGCGGCACCTACAGGTTCGCCTTCGTCGGCCACTGCGACCCGTCGAGCACGACGGCGGGCTTCGGCTTCGCCATGGGCCACGTCGAGGAGTTCCCGTGCGTCGACCCGGCGATGGCCGAGATCTGGCCCGGCGGCATGGAACGGCACGTCGTCTTCGACTTCGTGAAGCGGTGGAACCCGGACGACTTCGCCGGGCACACGATCAACTACATCGAGGTCCGCAAGGAGCTGGCCCACTGGGTCAGCATCTTCCGGCCCGTGTCGCTCACCTTCGACCAGTACAACAGCGTCGGCCTGATCCAGGAGCTTCGCGAGGACGCGCGCAAGATGGGCGTCTTCAACACGCAGATCGGCGAGGTCACGGCCACCGCCGCGATCAACTGGAACCGCTGGGAGGCGACCAAGACGGCGTTCAACCTCGGGCTCGTGCACATCCCGCCCGACTGCCTCGACCCGAGGACCGGCTTCGACCACTCGGGCTACGCCTCGCTGGAGCTGAAGTTCCTCCAGGAGATCCAGACCGGCCAGACCAAGCGCGTCGACAAGCAGAGCATGGGGCCGGTCCAGACGAAGGACGTCGCGGACTGCATCGCCGAGGTCACGGTCAAGTTCCTCGGCTCGTACCTGGGCGACATCACCGGCAAGGCGTTCACCGAGGCCCAGCTGGCGACGGGCGCCGAGGGCGGCTACCAGATCGGCGGCCGGAACCCGAACGCCCCGCGCGGCGGCGAGAGGTTCGAGGAGTTCATGAAGGGCCGCGGCCAGGCGGGAGCCCAGGCCGCGAGAGGGTTCGACATGACCGGGCGCCACCCGCGCCGCCGCGGCCGCTGACGACCCTGTTTTTCGCCCCCGTCCGAAAAGGTAAGTTGCGTGAACCAACACGCACCAACGGCGGCGTAACCCCCAGGTGGGGGACGCGCTTCCCCCGCGGTGCAGGTATGATTCGCAACAGATAGCTCAGGGTGCCTCCGTCCCACAGCAGGGATGTGAAGGTCGTCAGTGGCCTCGGCCACCAGGAAAGGCGACCGGATCGGATGGCCCGCCAGTCAGATCGGCGGGGCAGAGAGAGCCTCCTGAGGGATTCGTCCCTCAGGGAAACACGGGGCCGCTGCATGCCCCGTGACCGAGTCGGCGCAGGATTCGACGCCTGCCGTCACGCTGGAAGGCGCGGCCCGGAATGCAGCTGCGACGCGGGGTAGAGCAGTTTGGTAGCTCGCCAGGCTCATAACCTGGAGGTCGTGGGTTCAAATCCCACTCCCGCTACTTGAGGTACAAGTTCGAGCCCGCCACGGCGGGCAGCCCCGCAAGGGGCGATTGAGCCCGGGCCGAGCCCTCCCGGGACCTAAAAAGGGGCTTCTGGCTTCGCTGTTACCAGGAACCGAACAGCGTGGTGGAGGCTGGCGTACCGCGTCAGGCCCTCGCACGGGGAGGCACGGCGTCAACTGGTGCCTCAGAATACAGGGTGTAGCTCAGTCTGGTGAGAGTACTCCGTTGGGGACGGAGAGGTCGTGGGTTCAAGTCCCACCACCCTGATGGCGACCGCGGCCGGTAACGGCGGGGACGGCTCGGAGAGACGAGCGCATCAGCGTGTAGCTCAGTCTGGCAGAGTCGCCGCTTCGGGAGCGGATGGTCGCAGGTTCGAATCCTGCCACGCTGACTGGCCCCTTCGGGGGCCGTGTCCGACCGGGCGCGGGAACACCTTCCCCGGTCGGCCCTGGGCCAGCCATGGCTTTCGACAGTCGAGCATGGACGGCGAGATCGCAGCGGGTCGCGGCCTACCGCGCCTAGCCCCGGATCGGGCAAACCCAAATGCGAACGACAACGATCGCATCGAGGTCGCGGACACGTTCCCGGCAGAGTGGCTCGCCGCTCCCGCCGAGTCGGCCCTCGTCGCTGCCTGACGAGCACCAACAGGTAGACCGCACCCGCCGGTAGCGGGTGACGCCCCGGAGAGACGGGTCGCCGCAGGGGTGAACGGCGCTAAACCGATGGACCCCCGAGCCCGGGGTACGCTGGCCGGGCACACAAGCTGCTAGAAGGTCTTGACGGAACCACCCGGCTGGACGCGGGTTCGACTCCCGCCTGGTCCACTCCACTGCACCAAGCGTTGCCCCGACGGCGACGGGTCCCGGCTCTGCGGAGCACACTGCAACCGGGCCGCGGACGTGCTCACCGCGCGGTCGCTGATGAACGACGGAGGCCCGACCAGTTCGGGGCTGAGGTCTCCACCTATGCCGCTAGCTCAATCAGGCAGAGCAGGTGTCTCCAAAGCACAAGGTTCCGGGTTCGATTCCTGGGCGGCATGCCTCGCACCACCCTGTCCGGTTCGTCTAGTGGACCAGGATGCCGCCCTCTCACGGCGGAGACACGGGATCGTAGCCCGTACTGGACATAGGGCACGCTCGGCCGCGAGGCCGCCGTGCCCGCATTGGCGGGTAGCTCAGTCGGTAGAGCGGCTCCCTGTTAAGGAGAAGGTCGTGGGATCGAAGCCCACCCTGCCAGCTCACAGCGCCCTAGCAGGGGGCGCGGACACAAGTACCCTGCGCGCGTAGCCCGTTCGACTAGCGGACAGGTCGCCGCTCTTTCAAGGCGGTAGGCGCGGGTTCGAATCCCGCACGGGCCATTGCCAGGCAGCACAGCAAGACCGCAGCGCCACTGGGAGGTCGTCTAATGGTAGGACGCCGGGTTCTGGCCCCGGAAACTGAGGTTCGACCCCTTGCCACCCAGCTCGCAACACCCGCCTCGCTAGCTCAGTCGGTAGAGCAGGGGACTTTTAATCCCAAGGTCCTAGGTTCGAACCCTAGGCGGGGCACTGCAACAACTTCTCGACGTGGCGTCCCGCGAGGGGCGCTGGCGAAGCCGTCCGACGCATCCCTGGATCGCGACCAGGCTCTCAGTGGCGGGGGAACGCGGGTTCGATTCCCGCAACGCTCCTAACCGGGCGGGCCTGGCACGTCGGGGCGCGGACCGCTAGCTCAGTCGGCAGAGCAGGGGCCTCTTAAGCCCAAGGTCCAGGGTTCGATCCCCTGGCGGTCCACTCAGGGAGGCGCGACGGAGTTCGGCCTGACGGCCGCCGTTGGGAAGCCCCGGCCCCGGTGCCGGGTGGCCTACCCCTCCCTGTACACGCTCCTGTGGCGGAACAGGTAGACGCGCTGGTTTCAGGAACCAGTGTCTTCGGACGTGGGGGTTCGGATCCCTCCGGGAGCACTTGACAACCCCGGCTTCGGCCGGAGACGCGCGGGGCGGCGTGGGCCTTCGGGCCGGGACAGCCCCAACATGCGCTCGTGGTGGAATCGGTAGACACGTCGGCTTGAGGAGCCGGTGGCCGCGAGGTCGTGGGGGTTCAACTCCCTCCGGGCGCACTAGGCTGGCCGTCAGACGGTGAGAACGCGGCCCGCTCAGGGAAGGCACCTACCCGGGCCGACTGCTCACCTCTTTGCCCGGACGTAGCCTTCCCGCACGGCGACGTAACTCAGTCGGTAGAGTGTCTGTCTGAAAAGCAGAAGGTCGGCGGTTCAAGTCCGCCCGTCGCCATCGAGAGAGGGAAACATCCCGGAAGCGGTAGTGTGTTGAGGCCGGGGCCGAACCGCCTGACGCTGGCGGGGGAATGGGAGCACCCGGGCGCACCCGGAGTCCCGGTTCGAGTCCGGGCCGCGAGACCCTCCCTCGGAACCGCGCCCGCCTGGCGGAACAGGTAGACGCCCCGGCTTCAAACACCGGCGCCACCAGGCGTTCGGGTTCGAGTCCCGAGGCGGGCATAGCAAGACCAGCATGGAGGACGTAGCTCAGTGGTAGAGTCGCGGGTTGTGGTCCCGTCGGTCGTGGGTTCGATCCCCACCGTCCTCCCTCCCTGTGGCCCCGCATTGCCAAAGCAGAGGAACCACCGGCCCGTTACGCGGGGAAGCACCGGGCGCCGTCGGCCTGTGAACAGAACGGACGGACACGTGGGAGTAGCTCAGTTCGGTAGAGTGTCGGCTTGCCAAGTCGAAGGTCGCGGGTTCGATCCCCGTCTCCCACACTGCCGCCCAGGCCCGGAAGGGAGCAAGCGGCCACAGCAGTCCGCCGGGGGCACGCCGAGGCGCATGCGCCGAAGCAGCCCTAAGACAGAGCCGCGTTCCGGTCGCGGCCTAATCCCTAAGCGGGCTGCACACGCCACCGTAGCTCAGTCGGCAAGAGCGCCCGCCTTGTAAGCGGGAGGTCCGGGGCTCGACCCCCCGCGGTGGCTCTCGTACACGCCCCGCTAGCTCAGCGGAAAGAGCGACGGGTTCCTAACCCGCAGGTCGCAGGTTCGATCCCTGCGCGGGGCATCCACCGAGGCTGGGCGCGCGAGGTCCGTCGCCGGACGCGTCCGCTGCCGTAGTACCCTCTGACGACACGGGAGAGCGGCAGGCGCCTTCGGGCGCGTGAAAGGCTTAGCGGCCCGGTAGCCAACTCGGTGATTTGCGCTGGTAGCTCAGTCGGATAGAGCCACGGGCTTCTAACCCGTCGGTCGGGGGTTCGAGTCCCTCTCGGCGCATCGTGGGTCCTCCAGGAGGGGTGACAGCGAGGACATCTGGCCGGGCATTCGTGGAGCCGCCCCTGCCCGGGAACAACTGGCGGCCTAGACCCTCCACCCGCACGCATAGCTCAGTCTGGCAGAGCGACGCGCTTCCAACGCGTAGGTCAGGGGTTCGAGGCCCCTTGCGTGCTTCATCGCTGCTCCGTAGCTCAGTCAGGCAGAGCGTCCGGCTCATAACCGGCAGGTCGAGGGTTCGAGTCCCTCCGGAGCGACTGGGGACAGCGGGGCGGACCGCCCGCCGGGAACACACTTCGCCGTGCACGGCGCAAGGCACGTCCTGGCAGCAGTGGCCACCGGACGGAATCCGATCGACCGCGCCCTACCTAACTGCTGGCCACCGGCCGATGGTCATTCCGCCGTTCGACTCGGCGAGCCGGGGAGGGTGGCTCCCTCCAGCCAGGCCAGCAGGTCTTTCGCCCGTGTAGCTCAGTCAGGCAGAGCACTTCCCTCGTAAGGAAGGGGTCCGGGGTTCAACTCCCCGCGCGGGCTCTTGGGTGCCGGTTCGTCGATCGTGGGCCGGTCCCCAGCAGCTTCATGAAGAACCGCGCGATGCATCGCGCATAGGAGGGCCGGGGTGCGAATCCCTGTAGAGAAAACGGTTGCCTCCGAACCGGGAGCGGTTGACGGGCCAGATCACCCGCGGCGCTCCCGACCCGCCGACGTAGCTCAGTCAGGCCAGAGCACTTCCTCGGTAAGGAAGGGGTCCAGGGTTCAAGTCCCTGCGTCGGCTTCGCACGGCCCGTTAGCTCAGTGGACAGAGTGTCCGGCTTCGAACCGGATGGTCGGGGGTTCGACTCCCTCACGGGCCGCTTCCGTGGAACGTCGGGTAGGTCGCCACTGGCGGCCAGGCCCGGCGCGATCGGTTCACGCGGGAGGCAGCGCGTGAGAGGGGTGGAAGTCCCCACTGCCACAACACGGACCGTTAGCTCAGCATGGTCAGAGTAGCGCCCTGTCGAGGCGATGGTCACGGGTTCGAATCCCGTACGGTCCGCTCCGTTTCAGAACGCACGAAAACGGGTAGAAACAACCCACGGGGCCGTCTTCGGGCGCCCCGTCCAAACCAAGCACCAGGGGGCAAGACAGCAACGATGGCAGACCAGAAGTACTACGACTCGACGGACACCGAGCGGACCAACCCGCTCAGCCGTCAGCAGGCGGCGCAGGTCCAGATGGGCGGACACGCGGTGGTCGACGAAGACGGCCAGCCCGCGACACTCTACGCGTACGACGTGCTCCACGGCCGCGAGGCCGTGACCGGCGAGGTATCGGCGGACCAGCTCGACCGCGAGGCCCTCAAGGCCAACGGCGGCGAGGCCCGCGACGCCTGGCAGGAGCAGGCCGACGAGAACGCCGCCGACGGCGGCGACGAGCCCGAGCGGCTCACGATCCCGCAGCTCAAGGAGCAGATCGCGGACCTCAGCGACGAGGACCTCGACAGCTACGCGAACGACGACCGCAAGGGCGCCCAGGAGGCCGCGAAGGCCGAGCAGGCGCGCCGCGCGGAGGCCGCCGAGGCCGACGAGAAGAACGAGGACGAGAACAGCACGGCCAGCGGCGCCGAGGGCGTCGAGGCCGCCGTCCAGGGCGTCCTGGAGTCGCAGCAGGCCGCCAGCAACCGGCCGCCCGACTCCGACGAGGCGCAGGCGCTTCTCGCGCAGGCCACCGTCGGCGGCGACAGCGGCGACGCGACCGTGGAGGGCGTCGTCGAGGACGACGGCTCCCCGGGCGACAAGGAGTTCGACCCGGACGCCGCGGCGGACGAGAAGGACTCCGAGGACGAGGACAAGTAGCACACGAGGCCCCCGCGAGGGGGCCTCACCAGGGCGGCTAGCTCAGTAGGGAGAGCGCCGGTTTCACACGCCGTAGGTCGCAGGTTCGAGCCCTGCGCCGCCCATCGACCGTAGGACCGTTGGCCTAAAAGCAGCCACCGGCTAAGGAGTGGCGAGGCAGGGATCGGGGACCGGAACCAGAAGGGTCGATCCGATCTTCAAAGATTCACCGGGCCTGGTAAGGGAGAAGCCCGGGCATCTGCCGCGAAGGCCCGACGCAAGGAGAAGCGTCGGGGAGAAGCCCGGAACGGAAGCGAGCCGCATACCCTGCGCGGCGAGCCGACGAGGACTGACCGTCCTACCGGGATGCCGACTTCGCACGTGAGCCTTTGGCGTAGCAGCACACCTTCGGTCGAACCCATTCGAAGGGGAAGACACGCGCGGCGCGGTGCTTCGAGACGCGTCGAGGAAAGTCAGGCCACCTGCCGCCCGGGGACGGGACGGCAAACGCGCGGCGACCGAGCGGGAGGGCTCCGGCCCGTCTCACCGCCAGGACCGGCGGGGTGCAACCCCAAGCGCGGCGCCCAGACCGGGCGTCCAGGTAGGGGGCACAGATGGATGCGTGTCCTAGACAGAAGCCTGCTTACGAACCTTCGAGACACGGTCCCTAACCGCTTAGGCTAACAACCGCGGGGCGGGGCCTCCAGACCGCGTAGCTCAGTCGGGACGAGCGCCACGTTGACATCGTGGAGGTCGGTGGTTCGAGCCCACCCGTGGTCACTGCAAGTCCCAGTAGCTCAGAGGACAGAGTGCAGCCCTGCGAAGGCTGAGGTCGGCGGTTCGATCCCGCCCTGGGACGCTACACTTTGGGGCATGGCGAAGAAGATCAACGCGAAGAAGGAGAAGGCCCTCCGCAACGAGGCGTACGCGAAGCAGTTCCGCAAGCGGACGCCCGGCCGGAAGGACCGGGACAAGAAGCGGCTCGGCGGCCCCTGGGGCAACTGGTGCCGCATCAAGGGGCACCCGCAGAACTGCGGTTGCGTGTACGGCGTAGGGACTGGTAGCTCAGCTGGTTAGAGTGGCGCTCTGATAAGGCGCAGGTCGGTGGTTCGAGTCCACCCCAGTCCATCGGAAGGTAGCTCAGACCCCATGCGAGCGCAATGGCGTGTCGCGGAGAGCTGGCCCTAACGGGTCGAGACGGCGCGGTGGGAGGCGCCCCTTCCGTACAGGGCGACGTGGCCGAGCGGTTAGGCGGTTGGCTGCAACCCTTCACACACAGGTTCGAGTCCTGTCGTCGCCTCTAGGTGGCCCCTACGCGGCCACCAGTGCCCCACTCTGGCCCACCGAGGGCCGGGGCGGGGAGTTCCATTGCTTCGCGAGGTCGGCGCCAGAGGCGCCCACTCTCGTGCTCGGGCCGGTAGCTCAGTCGGGAGAGCGACGCACTCGCACTGCGTAGGTCAAGGGTTCGACTCCCTTCCGGTCCACTGCTCCGTCGGGGTACCCGGGTGGTTCCCGGGACTGTCTGAGGAGCGCCCTCTCGGCAGAGGCCGCGTAACCGCGCGGTGTCGGGAGGCCCGGGGCGTTAGCTCAGCTGGGAGAGCATTTGGCTGGCAGCCAAAAGGTCGAGGGTTCAAGTCCCTCACGCTCCATGGGTGATCCGGGTTCGAGTCCCGGGCGCACCTGCCCCGATAGCAGGCCCCGCGAAGGGCCGCAAGCCATGGCTGGCGGGCAAACGTCGGCCCGGTTCGCGCCGGTCCCGGCGGGGAGCGTTGGTGCAACGGCAGCACACCCTCACGGAAGGGCTAGCCGACAGTCGGCGACGGCACCCGGTTGCTAACCGGACGAGGCGCAAGCCCTTGAGGGATCATCCCCCTCCCCTTCCGCTCGTTTCGACCGCCCCTACCCCGGGTACAATCACGGGGGAGGAGGCAAACATGGGAGTGATCGGAGTCATCCTGCGCGTGGTCGCGTTCGTGCTGTTCGTCGTGGCGGGGGTCAACGAGACCCTGCTCAACCAGCCGCCCGCCGACCTCGTCGCATTCGGCCTGGCCGCCTGGGTCCTCGCCGTCCTGCTGGACGGCGTCGACGTCGGCCGCCTCGGCTGAGACACGGACTGGCCGCCCCTAGCGGCCACACGGAAGGGCAAGCCGACGGTTGGCTGACGGCACCGGATTCGAAACCCGGCGAGGCGAGAGCCCTTGTGAGTTCGATCCTCACTCCTTCCGCTCACGGAGAGGCAACCCGACGGCTGGCGACGGGACCCGCTTGGAAAGCGGACGAGCCTTTGCGGCCTTGCGGGATCGTTCCCCGCCTTCTCCGCTCGCGTAAGGGGTGTGAGGATCATCCCGACGCAGAAGGGTCCCGACCGGGACCTGGCAATCCTCCTCTGGACCACGGTCGCCGTCCTGGCGACGGTGATCTTCGTCGCGTACCACGCATTCCACTGAGCCGACGCTGGGGCTGGGACCCCGACCTGGCTGTAAACCAGGCGTCTCGTACTAGGCAGGTTCGATTCCTGACGGCGGCATCACGCCCCGCGCCAAACACCCTGAGCTATCTGTGCCCCCTCCCGGGCAGCTACACTTCGTCCGTGAGCCAAGTCACGCCGGTCCACGACCCCACCCTCGTCCTCAGCGCGCCGCTCCCGAGCTACGGGTTCGACGCCGCGATGGCGGGCGACGCGGCCTACGAGGCGAGCCCGCTCCCGGGCGACTTCCACACCCACCGCGACGAGCGCGGCCTCGCGGTCCGCTGCTACCACACGTGCCGGTCGGCCGTCCTCAGCTGGCAGCTGTGGCTCGGCTTCACCCTGAGCTTCCCGTTCGAGCACGCGCTCTGGGAGAAGGTGCCGCCGTTCAACCTCATCGCCCAGAGGCTCGGGCTGCTCTGATGGGGATGTTCGACTGGGTCCAGTGCGACGCGCCCCTGCCTGACGGCTGGGAGCCGCACCGCGGCCTCTACAGCGACTTCAGCGACGGCGGCTTCCAGACCAAGAGCTTCGAGTGCCTCCTGCTCACGTTTACGATCACGGCCGAGGGCCGCCTGACCGTCCAAGGCTACGGTGGCGCGCGCGAGGAGTACGAGCCCGAGGGCGTGCCCTACTCCGGGACGTTCGTCTTCTACGGGACGGATGACCACACGGACGGCGGACGCTGGCACGAGTACGCCGCCGAGTTCCAGGGCGGCCAGCTCCAGGGGATCGTGGCGCATGACCGCAGTGGCGGCGCCTGACGTCCGCGTCGAGAGCGGCCTCGAAGGGCGCCTCGACCGCGCCGGGAACCCGCTCAGGCTGACCAACGGCTTCCTGCCCTTCCAGTGGGAGGGCGTCCAGCACATCGCCGCCATGGACCGCGCGGCGTACATGCGCTGGGACACCGGCACCGGCAAGACCCTGGCGGCCGAGGCCGCCATCCTCCTCAAGCGCCAGGAGGGCTTCCAGCTGACGCTCTACGTCGTCCGGCCGAACCACCTGGAGGGCGCCCGGCGCAAGCTGCGGCAGCACACCGGCATCGAGGCCCACATGCTCACCGGCACGGCGAAGCAGCGCCAGAGGGTCTTCCTGGAGGTCGACGACGCCGTGTACGAGCGCGAGCAGCCGGTCCTCATCTTCAACCCCGAGAAGCTCAGCACCGACACGGAGAACTTCAAGGAGCTGATCGAGGGCCGCTCCGTCCTGCTGATCCTGGACGAGGCCCAGAAGCGGTTCGGCAACCGGGCCACCAAGCTGTACCGGAACGCCTGCGAGGTCCTGTACACGAGCAAGACCGACCGCGGCATCCACTACCCGCGCGGCGGCTACGAGCGGCCGAGCCACATGTTCGCCGTGGCCCTGAGCGCGACGCCGATCACGAAGTCGCCGGACAACCTGTTCAACACCGTCCGGCTCATCTACCCCGGCCTGCTGGGCTCGGTCCAGGACTTCAACAACAAGTACGCCGGGCCGCGCAACCGCTGGAACGAGGTCGTCTACTGGAAGAACCTCGACCTCCTCGCCGAGGAGGTCGCGCCGATCGTCCACCAGGCGAGCAAGAGCGACCCGGAGATCGCGGCCCAGTTCCCAGAGGTCATGGAGGAGACGGCCTTCTGCGCCATGGACGACGCGACGTCGCGCCTTTACGAGAGGCTCCAGCGCGAGTACAGCAACATCGGCGCCGCCTCCCTGCTGTCCTACGACGAGGTCCTCGCCGCGATCAACTGCCTCCAGCAGCTCGTCTCCAACCCGAAGGCCGTCCTGCACTCCGCGATGGAGCGCGACGCCTACGAGCTGGAGCTGGAGCGGTTCCTGGAGGAGCCGCGGAAGGCGGCCGAGATACGCGAGTTCGAGAAGAAGCACAAGCGAGGCTCGGACGTGGCGCTCAAGCTGCGCGCGCTCGTGGACAACGACTTCGCCTTCACGGATGGCAACAAGAAGGGCGAGGCGACCAACGGGAAGCTCGTCGTCCTCCGGGAGTACCTGGAGGAGCACGACGGCAAGGCGGTCGTGTTCTGCTCCGAGGTCGTGATGCAGGAGATCATCAGCCAGTGGCTCACCACCTGGGGCGTCCGGCACGTCCTCTACCGCGGCGGCATGACGCCCAAGAGCGGCCAGTGGGCGATCGACCACTTTCGCACCGACCCCGACTGCAAGGTCTTCCTCTCGACGGACGCGGGCCAGGACTCGATCGACCTCCCGGAGGCCAGCCTGACCATCCACTACGACTACCCGATGGACTGGTCGTGGTCGGCGTGGCTCCAGCGCGGCAATCGGCAGCACCGCATCGACTCGGAGCAGGACTCCGTGCGCGTCGTGACGCTCACGGTCCCCGGCACGGTCGAGGACCGGAAGGCCGAGGTCGTCGCCAAGAAGAAGGGCTACCACGACGCGATCTTCGACGGCGCCGAGGCGCCCGAGGAGGAGATGGAGCCGACGGACTACCTGTACGTGCTGACGGGGCAGGAAAGCTAGCCCCCGCGCGCCGTAAAGTTCGATGCACTCCGAGCGGTTCCAGGTAAACAGCCCGGTCGGGCTCCACGGCGGCCCCATGAGCGGGCTGATGAAGGTCCCGGTCATGATCAACGGCCAGCCGGTCAACCGGGAGACCGCCGACCAGCTGTACGGCCTCGGCCGCGACGAGCCGATCCACGTCTCGGCCGACACGGGCAACCCCCAGCTCGACCGCGACGTCGTGCACCTGGCGCAGGGCGTCATCAACCTGGAGCGCGACCCGTGGCCCGGCAACCGGGAGCCGATCCCGCCCGAGCACGTGAACCTCTGGGCCAACTTCGCCAGGAGCGCCCCGACGTTCGGCCTCGGCATCCCGCAGGAGGGGCCGAACCAGATCGACCCGGCGAAGATCGAGGCGCTCACCAGGAAGTACCTCCCGCAGGAGGGCGCCGCGCCCACCACCAGCAAGACCGAGAAAAGCTCTGCCCGCGAGCCGGTAAACGGTGAGATGACCGCCCGACTGAGCAAGTGGCACGTCGTCGCGCTCGGCGAGATGCAGCAGCCCGGCGGCGTCGGCGCGGCCGACTACAACCCCGTGCTCGACGGCGCCAACCCCGACGACCCGCCGCAGTCCGACACGTCGCAGAACAGCTTCGAGCAGGACGTGGCCCTGGAGACCTGGGTCAACGCGGCCGTGGACATGCTCAACCGCGGCGAGCCCGAGGAGGCCATCCTCGCGCAGCTCGCGCACGACGGCTGCCCGAACCCGCAGGAGATCCTCCAGCGCGCCCAGGAGCAGCCGCTCGGCGAGGAGAAGCCGATCAGCGACGAGATCGGCCAGGATCCGTTCAACGCCCCGCCGTCGGCCGACGCGCCGTCCGGCCAGATGGAGAGCGTCAGCCAGCAGCCGCCCGTCCTCGGCTCGATGGTCAAGGAGGCACCCGGCAAGGAGCACATGAAGGGCGTCTCGGACAAGCGCAACCGCCAGTACGAGCACGTGCTGGAGAGCTGCAAGGAGTCGCACCCCGAGTGGGACGAGGACCGCTGCAAGGAGTACGCCGCGCGCACCGTCAACAAGACGCGCAGCGAGAAGGGCGAGACCAAGTCCGCCGCGGGCTACTGGGAGCAGCAGGGCGTCGAGACGTCCGGCGCCCCGGAGGTCGGCGACACCTACACCTTCCAGCCCGAGGGCACGACCCTCTACGTCCAGGCGGTCACGCCGGACGGCGTCTCCGTGACGGAGAGCGGCATGGACCCGCAGGAGGCCAAGCACCTGAGCATGGAGGAGTTCCTCGGCATGGTCGGCGAGGGCACCCTCATCAAGGACGAGGGGCCGCTCGACCCCGACACCGACATCACCAACCCCGACTACCCGCTGTTCGAGGCCGGGGACACGGGCAGCGGCGGCGCCGGAGGGCGCTTCGCCCAGAAGGTACGCATCGCCAACACGAGCATGACAGGAACCGTGATCGACCGCTACGAGGACACCTGGGGTCAGGGCCTCGTCATGGTCGCGCTGGACGACGGGGGCACAGTCACCGTCGCGCCGACCGCGGTCGAGGAGGTAGACGCCGAGAGCGCGCCTCACCCCGTCTCGCAGATCCAGGAGTTCATCGACAGCATGGAGCCCGTGCAGCCGACCCGGCCGCACATCGAGGCCCGCATCGCCAACCTACGGCTCGTCCGCAAGGCGTGCCAGAGCGCGGTCAGCAGGCTCGGCTTCAGCGACCAGGTCAAGGTCGCGTCGATCGACTCGGACGCGCAGGCGGAAATCGCAGCCCTGGAGGACTTCTTGGGCGCGGTCGCTTCGCAGTCTGACGTCGCCTACCTGAGCGGGCTCCAGACATACCGCACCCACGGCCTGGAGCTGCCCGGCGTGAAGCGCGCCTCGCTCCAGGGAACTTTCGCCGCCGAGCAGCCCGCCATCTTCGTGGCAGAGCTGGACGAGGCGGTTTCGCGCGACCCCGAGGCGACTGCCTACGCAGCCGCCCGGCACGCGCAGGCAAACAACCTGAACATCCCCGAGTTCGTCGCCGCCGCGGAGGACCACCGCAAGGTGCGCACCGAGGAGTTCGCGGACGTGGAGCACACCACGACCGAGCCCGAAATCGACGCCGAGGGACCGGCAGAGCAGCTGTTCGTCTAGGAGGAACAATGAGCGTTTTCGAGGTACTCGCAAGCAACGACCAGTCCGCCGCCGACGCCCAGCGCCGGGCCGAGATCGCGGCCCAGGAGCGCGCCAAGGCGCGGTTCGGGTCGTTCCTCGCCAACGCGGGCGACGACAAGGAGTTCGAGTCGCGGCGCTTCCTCGTCGAGGACGAGGTACGCGCGATCGGCCAGGCCGTCGCGGCCGAGTACGGCGGCGACGCCGAGCTGGCCATCACCGCCGCCAACGAGGCCCTGGAGGCCCACGTGCTCGCGGCCCACGACGCCGACTGCAAGTGCGGCTTCTGCGCCAACAAGGGCAAGCTGCCCGGCGCGAAGAAGGACGAGGACAAGGACGACGGCAAGAGCGACGAGAAGAAGGACGGCAACCCGTTCGCGGAGAAGGGCAAGGACGACGACGACGAGGACGACAAGAAGGAGTCCGCCGTCAAGACCGCCTGCTCCTGCGAGGACGGGTGCGACTGCGGAGGGTGCGGCGCCGACTGCGAGCACTCGAAGAAGACCGCGCGCTGGTCCGTCGTCGCGGCCGGGGCCACCCTGGAAGACGTCGACCACTACCAGACCGAGCGCGTCGACGTGCAGGGCACCGAAGGCCCGGTCCCGAAGATCGACAAGTCCAAGAGCGGAGACGTGGACGGCTGGACCACCGAGCCGATCGACGTCGGCTCCGTCCGGCACCGCAACGTGGGCCAGGACGCCGAGGGCATCGACCACTGGAAGGCCGAGCAGCCCGAGGGCGAGGACGGCCCGGTCGTGCTGGTCAACAAGGACATCAACGCCGACCCGTTCGCCGACAGCGGCCCGCTCCTCAAGAGCGTGGACGCCGACTCCCCGATCGGCTCCGAGGAGACCGGCACCGCCGACTCCTGGAGCGGGACGGAGCGCCAGGCGGACCCCGTCACGAGCCGCTACCACATCATCGCGACTGAGGACTAGGGAGTGCAGGCTTGGGGGCTGAGTCGCGCCGAAAGCGGGACGCCCTCTCGCCTCGGCACTGTGAGATCCCCGGGTGCTGGTGGCCGCACAAGATCCAGCGTCACCGGATCGTCCGCGGCGAGCACGGGGGCAAGTACAGGCTCGGCAACGTCATCTCCCTGTGCCCGAACCACCACTGGATGGCGGACCGGGACATGTTCGACGCCGAGTACCTGCTGGAGCTAGTCCGACTACGAATAGAAGACGATGGCCGACGACCTGAACAAGACGATCCAGAACCTGCGGAAGCAGGGCGTCGTCCTGCCCCGGAACCCGAGCAGGGCGATGGAGACGGCCAGGTCGATGGCGAAGCAGGCGACGACCCCGGGCTCGCTCCAGAAGGACGTCGCCGGGATCGACGCGCTGGACAGGTGGTCGAGCCGACAGGGGGGTGAGGACAGCCCCGAGGTCGCCTCCATCCGCAAGAACAACGCGGCGCTGATGAGCGCCATGGGCCAGTCCCGCCGCATCGGCTCCATGCAGCGCACCGCCTCGTCGCAGGACGTGGCGATCGCCATCCCGCGCTTCTACGACCCGCTGGAGTACTGGGACCTCTCGGGCCTGCCGTGGAACATGGCGGACGAGGGCCACCGCCACAAGCTGCACAAGTGGCTCCGGCTCTACTACGCGACCCACTGGCTCGTCCCGATCCTCATCGACATCTTCACGCGCTTCCCGCTCATCGGCATCCACATGTACTCGAAGGACCGGAAGATCACCGAGTTCTACGAGGACCTGTTCCTGAACGAGCTGAAGTACGAGGACTTCCTCGTCAACATGGGGCGCGAGTACTGGACCGTCGGCGAGGCGTTCCCGCTCGGCTCGTTCAACGAGTCCCTGGGCGTCTGGGAGCGCGAGGAGCTGCTCAACCCCGAGGACATCATCATCGAGAACTTCCCGCTGCTCGGCACGCGGCAGATCAAGGTCGTCCCGCCCGAGTACATGAAGCGGCTCGCGACCTCGAAGTCGCCGCCGGACCAGTACAAGCAGCTGGAGATCAACTTCCCCGAGCTGATCCCGTACCTCAAGCGCGGCGAGCCGTTCCCGGTCTCGGAGGTCCTCCTCAAGCAGGTGGCCTTCAAGGTCACGGACTGGGACGACCACGGCACGCCGATCCTCCTCCGCGGCCTCCGCGTGCTCCTCCACCAGGAGAAGCTGCTCGCCTCGCAGGACGCGATCGCGGAGCGGCTCTACAGCCCGCTCATCCTGGCGAAGCTCGGCATCAACTCCGTCGGCGACAACGAGGGTCCCTGGATCCCCGGCCCCGACCAGCTGGAGGCGTTCCGCGACGACATGGACATGGCGCTGTCGAGCGACTTCCGGCTCATGGTCTACCACTACGCGCTGGAGATCGAGAACGTCTTCGGCCGCGAGCAGGTGCCCGACCTCTGGAACGACTTCGACCGCATCGACACGTGGCTGATGCAGATCTTCGGCCTCCAGGGCATCCTCAAGACCGGCTCGAACGCGAGCCCGTACGCGACCTCGGCCCTCAACGCCGAGTTCATGAACCAGATCCTCCGCACCTTCCAGGGCTACATGAAGGAGCACACGAGGCAGCGCATGGAGGTCGTCGCCGAGGCCCAGGAGCACTACGACTACGAGAAGCGCGGCCAGACCCGCGTCCCGATCATGGAGGAGGTCGTGGAGTGGGACGAGGACGGCGAGCCGCACATCGTCGAGAAGCACAAGCTGCTCACGCCCGACCTGGAGATGGAGAGCCTCGACCTCCGCGACGAGAGCACCGAGCGCCAGTTCCTCCAGTCCCTCCGCTCGATGGGCGTCCCGATCAGCGACGAGCGCCTCATGGTCGGCATCACGTTCGACTACAAGGACTCGCTGGACGAAATGCAGGAGGAGATGATCCAGAAGACCGTCGCGCAGCAGATGGCGAAGCTCCAGACGTACAAGATCCTGAGGGCGCAGGGCCTCTCGGTCCCGCCGGACCTCAAGGCGGAGATCGAGGGCGGCGCCCCCGGCGAGGCCCCTCCCGGCGGCGCGCCCGGCGGCGACATGGGCGGCGCGATGGGCGGACCCCCGGGCATGGCGGGCGGCCCGATGGACGCTGGCCCTCCCCCGGGCGGCGGCACGGTCATGCCCCCTCCCCCGGGCGGCCCCGAGACGCCGACCGGCGTGCTCGACACCGGCCCTCCCGGCGGCGGCCCCGGCCCGGCCGGAGGCCCCGGCGGCGCGCCGGACATCAGCTTCGAGAGGGCTCAGGGCATGCCCGCCCCCGTCTCGGCGGCTATCTTTACGTCCAGTGTCTCGATCCGGGAACAGATGGACTGGAGCAAGCTCACCGACGAGCAGATCGACGCGCGCATCGACAAGGCCGCCGCGACGATCGCCGACATCGAGTTCAACAAGCGCCTGCGGCGCACCGCGCGCGACAACTCGCGCCTGCGCCAGTACGAGACAGAGGACATCAGCCTGCTCAAGCTCGCCGGGAACGGCGAGAAGGTCACGATCGACCGGGTCCCCCCGCGCCTCAGGCGCGAGGTACTCAACCGTCAGACCTGACACACACGACGCAACCTCCGGAAGGAAGGTAGATGCTCACAGCTAGGGAAGCCGTAGTCGCGGCCTTCGAAGACTCCGAGAGCACCACCCTGACGCGCAAGCAGATCGTCGCCCACGCCAAGGCGAACCCGAAGTTCAAGGGCAGCACCAACACCATCGCGCAGTTCCTTTTCCGCGACAAGGACAAGACCGTCCGGCGCGTCGCGAAGGGGCTCTACTCCCTCGTGGACGAGGCCGCGGTCTCCCGCGAGGAGATGCTGGAGCAGGAGCTTCGCGACCTCCGGTCCTCCGAGCGGCGCGACCGCTCCCGCGAGGTCCTGGACGAGCGCCTCCTGGAGCGCATCACGACGCTCACGACGGCGCTCAAGCCCGTCTACTCCCCGGCCAAGCGCAAGGCCCGTGCCGCGGGCAACGGCAAGGCCCACCGCTTCGCGCTCCTCTGGAGCGACCTCCACGCCGCCGAGGTCGTGGACTCCGAGGCGATCGGCGGCCTCAACGCCTTCGACTGGGACATCATGCTCCGCAGGCACGACCGGCTGAGCGACTCGATCTTCTCGTTCCGGGACCACCGGAACTACGAGGTCGAGGGCCTGCACGTGTTCGCCCTCGGCGACATGGTGACGGGCGACATCCACGACGAGCTGAGGATCACGAACGAGGTCGCGCTGACCGAGGCCGTCATCCAGCTCGGGCTCGACATGGCGAAGTGGATCGAGACGCTCGTCCCCGAGTTCCCCTGGATCCAGATCGACGCCGTGCACGGCAACCACGGCCGCCGCTCGAAGAAGCCGCAGTTCAAGCAGAGCTACGACAACTGGGACTGGCTGTTCTACAAGATCCTGGAGGCGAACCTGGCCAAGTACGACTCGGTCACGGTCAACGCGCCCAGGTCGGCGACGACGCCGGTCCAGGTGTTCGACCGCACCGTCCTGCTCTGGCACGGCGACGGCGTCCCGACGAACATGCCGGGCGTCCCGTGGGGCGGCATCACCCGCCGCACGAAGGAGCTGCTCCAGACGCACTCCGCGCTCGGGCGCAGGATCGACCACTTCGCGGTCGGCCACTACCACGAGCCGAACACCGTGGCCAACCGGCTCATCCTCATGAACGGCTCCGTCAAGGGGCCGGACGAGTACTCCCTCGCGCGCTTCGGCGGCGGGGCTCCCGCGGCGCAGGTCCTCCACACGTTTCACCCGGCGAGGGGCCTGACCGACACGTCCTACATCGACCTGTCCGACGTCCAGTAGAGAAGGGGAAGAAGACCATGGCGAGGAAGAACCTGCCCGTGTCGGCGTTCACGATCAGCGTGTGGAACGCCAACGGCGGCCCGGTCGCAGCGGAGGCCAAGGAGGCCATCGAGGACGCCGTCACGGCGAAGCTGCTGGAGCTGTTCAACGACGGCTACCGGCTCCTGCACCAGACGACGGCGGCGCGGTGAGCGCCGTCACCGTCTCCGAGCTTCGCCAGCAGGCGAAGGCTGCCGGGATCACCGGCTACTCGGACATGAACAAGACGCAGCTGGTCGAGGCGCTCGCGACCAAGCAGGCCGACGCGGTGAAGGCCGCGGTGCAGGCCGCCAAGCCCGGCCCGGCGCTCTCCCGGCTCACGGTCTCGTACTCGTACGACATCAAGGCGAACCTGGGCCAGGGCACCTACGAGAGCGCCAGCGTGCACATCACGAAGGGCGAGCAGTGGGACGTCCCCGAGGGCATGTCCCTGGAGGACGCGTCATTCTTCTGGAACCAGCGGTACGAGGCCCTCAAGGCCGAGGTAGACCCGCTGGTCGAGGAGGAGTACAAGAACCTGTCCTGCTTCGCAGGCTGAGGAGGTAGACATGGCAACGCTAGTCGAGGCGGCCGTCCAGGGTACGGAGGGGCTGCCGACCAAGGGGTTCATGGCGACGCGGGAGGGCGAGAGGATCAGCCTGTACGAGGGCGTCCCGAACCTGACCTCCGTCGGCACGAGCCTGGGCCGCATCGTCCGGTTCTCCGGGCACCAGGAGGGCGTCTACACCGTCCTGCCGCACTCGCTCTGCGTGGCGCGGCTCATGCCGACCGGCGAGGGCATCTACGGCCTTACCCACGACATGCAGGAGAACGTCACGAGCGACGTCCCGCGGCCGATGAAGTCGGCCCAGCACTGCTTGGTCGAGGAGATCGTCTACGACCGCATGGCGGAGGCGTACGGCATCCCGCCCATGACCGCCGAGGTCGCGGCGCGCGTCAAGGAGGCGGACACGAAGGCCCTGGTGGCCGAGGCGTACATCGTCGGCTACGCCGACCCGATGTACGAGTGGTTCTCCGAGCTGGAGCTGATCCCGGACCAGGAGGCCATGCGCATCACCCGGCAGTACTCGTCCCCGAAGCAGATCCAGCAGTGGATGTTCGAGCCGGAGAAGTCGGCCGCGACGTTCGTCCGCGCCTACCGCAAGTACATGGGCGAGGCCGGGCTGGAGATCCCGGAGGGGCTCCTGTGAGCCTGGAGTCCGAGCTGGGACTCATCTCAGAGGGCATCAGGGAGGCCGCCGTCGCCGAGGCCCGGGCCGACCGGGTCGAGGGCGTCAACCCGAAGCAGGCGCAGGGCCGGAAGAAGATCCGGCCGCACGTCCTGCCGATCGGCGGCCTCATCCCGACCACCGTCGTCATGCAGCTGGGCGCCGACAAGTACGACCCGATGAACTGGCGGGACAACCCGATCGCGCTCACGGACTACCTCGACGCGATCATGCGCCACTGGCTCGCGATCGCGGACGGCGAGGACATCGACCCGGAGAGCGGCCAGAGCCACATGGCCCACATCGCCGCCACGTCCCTGATCGTCCTGGACGCCGCCGCCGTCGGCACCCTGGAGGACGACCGGCCGACGCGCGGCACCGCCGCGGAGACGATCAGGCGCCTCAAGGCCGAATAGGACCCACGTGAGCGAGGAGACGCGGGACCCCACCAAGCGCGAGCAGAAGGAGGAGGCCGACCGCCGCATCGAGGCGGCGGCCCAGGAGGCCGCGCGCGCCAAGTCGACGCAGGAGTTCCTGAGCGGGCTCACGAAGAACGACGAGCTGGTGCGTCCGATCTACAACCCGGAGGCGTTCGTCATGCGGGAGAAGTTCCGGGGCCAGGCGTCCCGAGGAGAGCTGCCGCGTACCGAGTGCAAGCACCCGCTCCCGTACCTCCAGCAGTACATCGATGACGACCCGCTGGTGAAGCGGAACGGACGTCCGGTCAACCTCTACGAGTGCGGCGTGTGCCACACCCCCTTGTGGATGGTCGATCCGTGGGGCGAGCCGATCGGCGACGCGTAGTGGCGCAGCCGGTCCTCAACCAGGACTTCTTCTCGATCGAGCCCAAGGCCGAACTCCCGGTGATGGGCGAGGAACTCCTCCGTGGCATGGACGACGAGGAGCGCGAGGCCATCGAGGGCATGCACCAGAAGGTGCAGGAGCTGATGGCGCAGGAGGCCGCCCAGGCCAGGTACTTCCAGCGCCAGGACAACGGCAGGCTGGTCCAGACCCAGAGGGAGTACGCCCACTGCGCGCGCAAGCGCATCCCGCTCCGCATCGTGGAGCAGGACGAGGCCGAGGCCCTCCTAAGGGCCGAGGAGCAGCGGGGTAATGAGAGGAAGGAGAAGCGCGAGGCACGCAAGGCACGAAGACGCCGTAAGTGATCAGAGAGAACAACATCCCCGAGGGAGCCGCCACGGTCACGCTGGACTGCGGGCTGGAGGCGTACATGCGGGGGCGGAACGACCCGATCCACTTCCTGGCGACGTTCCAGTTCAACCGCGAGCACCTGAGGGACGACGCCCTCGTGGAGAGCTTCGTCTCGATCGTCACCAGCACGGTCAAGACGGCGCTGTTCGACCGCACGTCGCCGGTCATGACGATGAGCGACGGCAAGGGCAACACGGTCATGCTGGAGACGGCGGACGTGCAGGCGATCAGCCTGCTAGCGCCCGAGCCGAATACGATCACAGAGGCGATTGCCGCCAGCGACGAGGAGAAGGAAGATGGCTGACATCGGGACCGTAGAGATCACGCTGAAGGACCTGGAGGACGTGCGCCAGACGCTCGCCGCCTGCCTGACGTTCATGGTCGCCCGCGACCTGATGGAGTCGCAGGCGCAGATGAACAACCTGCGCCAGTCGCCGCTCACCAACGAGGTCGAGCGGATGAGCACGCGCTTCGACGGCTACATGGCGGACCACCTGCTCCAGCTGCACGAGGCCAGCCTCCAGGACGACGAGCCGGACAACGGCGACTCGGTCATGGGCGGCCCCGAGCCCGGCTTCGAGCCGCTCTCCGACGCGCCCCTCGGCGCGAAGGCGTTCCCCCGGCAGGAGGGGCGCAGGATGACGGCCGAGGAGCTGGCCCCGGCGGCGACCGATGGCGACGCCTGACGCCGCCGACCCCTGGAGCTGGGACGCCTTCGGGGACAGCGTGCCGAAGGTGGAGGCCCCGGCCCCGTTCAAGCCCAAGGCCCGGCTCTTCCCCGACGAGGACCGGCTGTTCAAGGTCCAGGAGGACGCGCTCAGGACCGTCAACGAGCTGCGCGAGCTGGAGCGCCAGATGAGGCGCGGCAAGCAGTCGAGCCTCCGCGCTGGCCCGGCCCGGCCGCTGTTCGACGAGGACGGCGAGCGGGTCACGGCCGCCCAGCACGCCGCGGCCACGGATGGCCTGGAGCGCCAGCTCAAGAGGGCCATCGACGCCGCCGAAGACACCTATCGAGTGATCAGGAGCTACCTTGACAAGTACGTCTCTCCCTCGCTGTAAGTCCTGCCGCAGGCCGTCGATCCAGCGCGTGCACGGTGTCTGGTGCCAGGTCTGCCGCCGCTTCCTGCTCAAGGACGGCACCCCGTTCATCGACCCGAGGAACACATGACGAACCCAGTTGTCATCGGCCCCACCATGGACATGGCGTCCCGCGCCTGCACGTCCATGGGCATCAACCCCCGCAAGCACGCCGTCTCCGGCAACGAGCCGAACCGCCTGCGCGGCCTCGGCCCCGACTCGGTCGTCCTGTTCCTGGACGTGCCCGCGTGGGACCCGCTCAAGCTGCGCGACGTCGAGGCGCACCTGGACCTCATCGGCGGGACGGTCTGCCGACTCCGGGACTGGTGATGAAGCCGGTCTACGAGTGGCGCAACATCAGGACGGGCGAGGTCGTGGAGCACGACAGCCCGACCGACCCGCCGGGCGCCTGCTGCGACGACCCCGACTGCTGCGAGGAGAAGTGGCAGCGCGTCTTCGCGTTCGGCGTCGGCCGGGTCGAGGGCGCCGGTTCGAGCCCTCCGAGGGCGTCGGCGTGAGCGCGACCGTCCCCAACTGCTCGATCTGCGACAAGCCGATGAGCGAGCTTCCGACGCGCCTGGCCCAGACCAACCAGCCGATCTTCGCCTGCGCGGCCGGGAAGGACCCGGGCAAGCCCTGCGACGGCGGCCTCTACGCCATCGCGACCAAGAAGCAGTAGCTCTCGGTCCTGTAAAGGGCGATGGAGAGGCTCGCTGACCTGATCGGCCCCAGCCCGTACACGGGCGAGCAGCCGCAGGCCGCGGCGGACGCGGAGCGCCTGCGCCGCGACTACACGCACGACGGCGAGGAGCGCCCGCCCGAGCTGTTCTACTGGGCCATGAACGGGACGCACGTCTCGGTCGGCGAGAGCCCGCAGGAGGTCGAGGCCCAGCTCGACATCAACCAGCTCCACCGCCCGCACGCGACCGGCCGCCTCTGGCTCCGGTACAACTGGGAGGCGGGCTGGGAGGTCACGCGCTCGACCATGGGCCTGCACGCCGTCGAGAAGCGCCTGAAGCGGTACACGACCGACCAGGGCTGGAGGTTCGAGCACCTGGCCGACCCGCAGGGCTCGCCCCTGGCGGGCAAGGAGTCGTCCTACGAGGGCGTCGGCGAGATCAACCCCGGCCTGAAGAACTGGCACCGCGACGAGTGGTCCGGCATGGAGCAGTACGACAACCCGGGCGACAAGCAGAGCGACGCGCCCTTCTACGGCCTCCAGGACTACGACGAGGAGACGCCGATGACGAGCCCGCGGACGTGCTCCGAGTGCGGCGCGCCGTGCCTCGACTACGACGACTGGCGCAAGCACATCCTGGAGTACCACGTCAACCCGGACCGCCGACCGAGCCCCGACCCGCAGCCGGTCGTGGACTTGGACGACGTGCTCCCGGCGGGCTTCAACGAGGCTGTCATGGACCGCGTCGTCCAGCGGCAGAGCCGCCTGGTCTGGCAGCTCGGGAAGACCGGCGCAGGCCCGCTCATCCCCGGCCCGATGCCGTTCATCTACGACATCGAGCAGGACCGCATCTACGTCGGCCACCCGGGCGAGCGCCACTCCGACATCCAGGGCCGGTTCACCCCGGGCGGCATCGTCGAGGGGCTCTACGACCCGAAGGGCAACGTCCAGATCCGCACGGACACCGACATGCCGTACACCGTCCGGCACATGGTCCAGCTGTGGTACGCGATGCACCCGGAGCTGGAGGTAAAATCGATCTTCCTCATGGTCGGCGAGCAGAAGTACAAGCTGGCCAGCGCGAACATCGGGCACAAGGTCAGGAACCTCCTCCCGACCGACCCGGCCGCCTACGCGGCGTACCACGCGCTGCGCCACTACGGCAACGTCTACGCCGTCGGCGGCGTGGTCCGCGACGTCGTGCTCGGGAAGGCGCCGAAGGACATCGACCTGATGGTCCAGGGCGTCGAGGAGGGCCAGGTCAAGGAGGCCCTGAGCCACCTGCCCGGCCGCGTGGACTTCACGGGGGCGCAGTTCGGCGTCTTCCGCTACCGCGACCCCGAGGGCAACGAGGTCGAGATCGCCATGCCGCGGACCGAGCGGAGCACCGGCCCGGGCCACAAGGACTTCGAGGTCTACACCGACCCGTACATCGACGTGCGCGACGACCTGGCGCGGCGCGACTTCACCGGCAACGCGATGGCCGTCAACCTGGAGACCGGCGAGCTGGTCGACCCGTACCGCGGCTCCGAGGACCTCAAGGCTGGCGACCTCCGCACCGTCAGCGACAAGTCGTTCCTGGAGGACCCGCTCCGCATCCTGCGCGCTCTCGCGTCCGTCTCCCGGCACCAGCTGGAGCCCGACGAGGAGACGGCGCGGCAGATGCGCGCGAACGCCCCGGGCCTGGCGGAGATCCCGGCCGAGCGCGTCCGCATGGAGCTGGACAAGGTGATGTCCGGCGAGGACCCGGTCAGGGCGCTCAGGCTCGCGCACGACACGGGCGTCCTCTCCTACGTCCTGCCCGAGGTCGACGCCACGCACGGCTTCGACCAGCGGAACAAGTGGCACAACCTGGAGCTGTTCGACCACATCATGCAGGTGCTCAAGCTGACCGCCGAGAAGACCGACAACCTCGACCTTCGCTGGGCGGCGCTGCTGCACGACGTCGGCAAGCCCGCGAGCCAGTGGGTCGACGAGGACGGCTTCGCCCACTACTACCGCAACGAGGCGGGCGAGGGCGCGCAGCACGAGGAGGTCGGCGCGCAGATGGCGCGCGACCTGATGTCGCGGCTCAAGTTCCCGAACGACCGCATCGACCGGGTCTCGACCTTGGTCCGCTGGCACATGTACCCGCCCTTCGAGGCGCTGAACGGCGCCCGCCGGTTCATCAACCGCGTCGGCGACGAGCACGCGGACGACCTGATGTCGCTCCGCTGGGCGGACTCCGGCGGCAAGGACGTCGGCAACCCGAGCGACGGCTCGGTCGAGAAGATGCGCGACCTCGTGCGCCAGGTGCGCGAGAAGCAGGAGCCGACCGGCGTCTCGTCCCTGGCCGCGAACGGCAGCGACCTGATCCGGGCGGGCTTCAAGCCCGGCCCCGAGCTGGGCGACGCGCTCGCGTGGCTCGCCGACCGGGTCATGGACGACCCGTCGCTCAACAACAGGGAGACGCTCGTCCAGATGGCCCTCGCCCAGCAGGGCGGCGGCTTCCCGCGGCGCACGGCGAACATCCTCGACCCGGTGCAGGACACGCTCGACCCGCAGGTCTACGACCGCGCCGGGAGCGCGCGGCCGGACGTCAACCCCCAGCTCCGCAAGTGGATCAGGAACAAGGTCCACGGCGCGCTGGTCGCGGACGGCTGGCCCGACCCGGAGAAGCTCGGCTACGTGAACCTCGTGCTCACCGGCTCGCTCACGACCTACCAGTGGAGCGACACCAGCGACTTCGACGTGTCGGTCTGGATCGACACCGAGACCCTGCCCGAGTGGGTGCGCGCCGACCTGATCGCGCTCATGATCGAGGCGTGCGACGGCGTGATCGCGCCGGGCACGACGCACCCCGTCCAGTGCTTCGTCGTCGACTCGCGAACGAAGACCAAGGACGACCTGTACCGGCCCGGCCTCCGCTCGGCCTACGACCTGGACAAGGGCGTCTGGCTCGTGCCGCCGGACCGATCGCTCGCGCGCGACATCACCAAGACGAACGCGGGCACGATCGCGTACGCCAGGATGGTCGAGGACAAGGTGCGGATGATGCTCCGGTACGGCAACGACGACGCGCTCAAGCTCTACTGGAACTTCCTCCACCACCAGCGCCAGCGCGACATGATGCTCGGCAAGGGCGACTTCGCCGAGAGCAACATCGTGTACAAGACCCTCGTCAACGCGGGGCTGCTCCCGGAGATCGCGGGCGCCCTGGGGACGTACATCGCGACGTGACGGACCGGACGCAGACTAGGCCCTACGCGGCCACCAGTGCCCCGGAGAAGGCCGCCTGGGTCGAGAGGGTGCGCCGGGCCATGCCCGGCCCGCTTCGGCGAGAGAAGCCCAGAGAGGCCCGCGAGGCCGCGCTCCTGCGCGAGCGCGGGACGCCCGAGCACCTGATCGGGCCGGTCGCGCTCATCCCCGAGCTGCTCGCCGCCAACTCGGCCCCGAGGCCGGTGCCGTTCGAGCGGCTCGCCGCCATGCAGCACGAGGGCGCCTGGACCGACGTCGCCGCGAAGGCGAAGCGCCTGGTGCAGAGCGGCCAGGTGACGGTCCTGAGGAACGCGCCGACGCACGTTATGGCGCACGTCATCGGCGACCACGGCGAATACGACTGCGAGATCAGCAGGCACGACCCCGCCAGCTCGGTCATCGAGCAGTGGAACTGCGAGTGCCCGTGGGCTCAGTACGCCTTCGACCGCACGAGGAAGTGGAAGCACCTGGAGGGCCGGGTCTGCTCCCACGTGCTCGCGGCCTACTGGAAGGCCCGCTCGACGCCCCTCGACACCGAGGAGGTCGCGCCCGGCCAGGGCGCCGCCCCCGGCCAGCGCGGCCCGACCCCCGACCAGCTCAAGCTCTGGCAGGAGGGCGAGAAGGAGCCCCCGCGCGACGTCACGCGCTGGCAGCCCGGCGAGCCGCCGCCCGAGGAGGCCGCCGAGCCGACGGAGGCGCCGCAGCCCCTCCCGACGCAGCCCGCGCAGCCGCCGATCCCGCCGCCGCCCCCGCCCGCGGCGCCCCCGGCGCCCGTCCCGGGCACGACCCCGCTCGTCACCGGCCCGCAGCCGCAGACGCCGGTCGTCCCGCCGCCGTCGCCGGTCAGCCAGCCCGCGCCGCAGCTCCAGCAGCTCCAGCTGTTCGACATCACGCGCCCGATCGGCCAGCAGCCGTACCCGCAGGCGCCCGCCGTCTCCGTCCCCGGCAAGACGCCGCCGACGCCCGGCAACCCGGTGCAGTTCCCCGGCACGTTCAGCCACTTCGTGCCGGTCGTCTCCGTGCGCCTGTCCGACTTCGTCTACGCCGCCGCGCCCGACGTCGAGGGCTTCCTGGACGGCGGCGGCCGGACCGTCGCCCTGGCGAACGACGTGGCGCTTGAGCTGAGCGGCGGGAAGATCCCCGTCCCCGGCGCCGAGCCCTACGACCTCTCGGACGAGGGCGTCCCGATCTACCGCGTCGCCGACCTCGGCTACAACCCGGCCACCGGCAGGCGCGAGAACGCCGACGTCAACGCGCTCCAGGGCGCGCCCGAGCAGAGCGGCACGTTCGCCACGGCCAGGAGGGGCACCAGGGCCACGGTCATCGACTACGACCCGGCGCTCAAGATGGTCTACGTCTTCGTCCCGATCGACTACCAGGGCCAGGACGTCCGCCTCCACCCTCACGCCATGAAGGGCTGGGTGGACTACTCGGACGTCAAGCCGTCGGCGGGGCGGGACCCCTTCCGCCGCTAGGGGTCCCGCCCTCGCGCTCAGCCCTGGGCGTTCGCCGGGTGCCTCCCGACGACGCGCTCCAGGACCTCGTTCCGCAGGTCCATCAGCTGGCCGGGCCTGCGCCTGCGCTCCTGCGGCCCCGGCGACGGGTCGCCGAACTGCTGGCGGGCGTAGAACTCGTCCCGCGCCATCCTCTGCGCGCCCTTGAGCGAGGTCGGGAAGACGCGGACCTCGCCCAGGAGGTCCAGGTGCGTGACGTTCTGGCCGATCGCCGTCAGGACGCGGTCGGCGAGGTTCAGCCCGACCGTGCGGTACTTGACCTCGTTGACGATCTTCTTGAGGTCGCGCACGTCCATGCCCAGCCGCTCGGCGATCCTCGCCAGCGGCACGCTCCTGTCCCGGTAGCGGTGGAACGCGGCGGCAAGCTCCCACCCCGCTACGCAGGTGTAGTCCCTCTCTGCCCGAGCGGCCCGCTCGGGCACCATGAGGTCTGTCATGTCACTCCTCTCGTGTCGGTACCCCTATTATAGCGATTTCTCTCACGCCCCGCTGGAGACGTACCCGGCGGGAAGCTTCTTGGCGCACTCCGGGCCGATCGGGAACCAGCCCAGGTCCTCGGTCTCGTCCACCGGCTCGTCCTCCGTGACGAACTGGCCACCGTACCCGGCCAGGTGGACCCACCGCTCCCCGCGCGTCGCCTTGCCGCAGCAGACGCAGGGCGTGTCGCCCACGCCGTCACGCTCGGCGTCCGGGTGGACGATGCCGCCAGTACCGAGCCTCACGACGCCCTCCGGTCGATCGCCTCGCGCAGCTGGTCGGTCATGCGGTACTCGTGGGCGGCGTCCGCGTGGCCCTCGACCCCGCGGTGCGCGCGGCGCTCCAGGAAGCCCCGGTAGAACAGGCTCGCCAGGGTGCACCGCTCGCCGGACGTCCGCGCGCGGAACCACTCGCCCGCGGGCGTCGCGTGGACCGCCCGCAGGGTGTCGCGCTGGATCTTGGTGGTGGTCTTCTTCATCAGACCCGGGTCTGGCGCTCCATCGGGTCCACCCTGCGGCGGCTCCACGGCATCGTGGCGGCCATGACGCTCGTGCCGTCCTCCAGCCTGCCGTAGCGGCCGTCCTGCGAGGCCAGCTTCAGCCCGGCCTTCGCGCACAGGGCCGTCAGGCCCTTCGCGGGCGACGCGGCGTCCAGCTCGTACTCCTTGCCCGTCTCGGGATCGACGCCGAAGGCGGGGACCAGCTTGTAGCGGTTCTGTCTCGCGCTCATGGCCTAATCATGCCCGCGCTGGGCGCGCGGCGCCTCCCCCAAACGGGGGGTCTTCGCGTCCCCCCGCGAGCGGCTATGCTACGCGCATGAGCGAAACGAGCGAGGACTACCAGGTCGGCTACGCCGCCGGGTACGAGGTCGGGCTTGCCGCGGGGCAGGCGGCGGCCGAGGCCGGTTCGGCGGTCGAGGACCTGGCCGTCGCCGACGCCGTCGCGCTGGACTCCGTGATCCAGAAGGTCACGGAGCTGTCCCAGCGGATGGACGTCGTCGAGGCCGAGGTCGGGATCAAGTTCACCGGATGAGCCCGGCGCTCGACGCGCTCGGGCTCCCGGACGGCTGGCAGGAGGGCGTCGGACCCCACATGGGGGCCATGGTCGTCGTGCTCCAGCCGCCGTCGGTGCTCACGCACCAGATGGGCGCGACCGAGTGGCGCCTGCTGGCCGACCAGCTGTACATGGGCGGCATGGACGTCGCTGCCCTGTACGCGACGGCCCTGGTCAAGAAGCCCGGCGACGACGCGCCGACGGTCGAGGAGAGCATCCCGTACCTCGCGGAGGAGATCCAGCGCACCGTGCCGAGGTACATCCTCGCGCTCGGCCAGGAGGTCTACACCGCGCTGACCGGCCTCCAGAGTGAGCTTGCGCTCTACCGCGGCATCTGGCAGCGGCTCGCCGACCGCTACGACTGGGACGAGGCGCTCGTGATCGGGACCTGGACGCCCGCCGAGGCGCTGGAGAACCCCGCGCGCATGTCCCCGTTCCGGCGCGACGTGCGCGAGTTCGCGCGCGTGTGGAAGTCCAAGTTCCCGGACGGCGCCCCGCCGCCCCTCGTCCAGCGGACGTTCGGGGAGGGGTCGTGAGCAGGTACGACGACGGCTTCCAGGAGGGCCACGAGACGGGCTTCAACGAGGGCTACGAGGCTGGGCAGGCCGACAAGCCGGTCTCGCGCGAGGGCCTCGCTGCCGACCTCACGCTGGCCCCCGCGGTCAGCCCCGCGGGCGTCGTGCGGCTCGCCTACAGCATCCCGGCCGAGTACCTCCGCAACCTCGGCGGCAAGTCGGCCGAGCTGACGATCCAGCCGCGCAGCGACCTCATGAGCCTCGTGATCGACGCCCGGGCCGACAGCGCGGCGCAGGTGATCCAGCTGCTCGCCATGCTCCAGACGGCCCTCGCGTCGATGGAGCGCCAGGCGCGCGACCAGATTGCGGGCAAGGCCGCGGCCTAGATCCCCCGTTTGGGGGGCGCGGCGGGGCCGACCGCC